TGCAACGCTAAATTGCTAACTATTGCTATGGAGCGTGATCTAAGATTTTTTTTTAAATAATGAAAAAAAAGATGTACAATTCAGTACAAATGAGGTATAATATACTATTATGATGAAACAAAATGACGCTTCTTTCAATAAGGAATTACGGTACGCTATGATTAGAAAAGCAGCAGTAAAAGTACAAAAAGCCGCGGCGCAACGCCGACAGGTGTACAAGCTAATCAAATCTGCCGAGCGTATTGAAAGTCAAGATCACAAAAAGGAAATATCCTGGAATGATGCAGAAGCATATGCGATTGCTAATTACAGTGATGTTTATAAAACAACTTGTTACGAGGAATGGAATTAAATGGAAAATCTAATTGATTTACGCAAATACCCGCAGCACGACGTAGAACTAATTGCCCGCGAATTTCTTCGCGTAGTTTACATCGACGCATGTCAGGACTATGCAAAAGAAGTAGAAAAATCTGGTGCCGAAGATACTACTGTTAAAAACATCGGCGACTTATTAATGTCAATTGAAAAAGTAATCATTATGCTTGACGGTAATGATGAGTTTCTGAAGTATGTTACCGGTGAACCTGATGGTAACAAAGATACTGCTGAAGAAGATGCTGAATACGACCGATTTTAATTAGGAGATTATATTATGGAATCTATATACAACTATGCAGAAATAGTTAAAGCTTTATCTGAAGGTCCATGCAATGTACACTTCACTAAAGTCAACGGAGAGTTTCGTGATATGCTTTGTACATTAAATGCAGATCTCATGGGACTTGAAGGAGAACAAACTGCAAGTACTACTATTAAAGTTAATGAAGCAGTAGTACGGTGTTATGACCTCAATGCCAAAGGTTGGAGAGCTTTCCGTTTAGACTCGGTACTTAATTTTTCGCCGGTCGTCTAATTATGGACATTGATCTGTCAATGGAAGATGAAACTACTCGATTCATGAATAAGAAAACGTTTTCTCGTCTCATCGAGACTACTGTTTTTACTACTGAATTGAGTTATATGGACGCTGTAGTTCATATATGCGAAAAGAATAATATTGAATTAGAAGACGTTAAACGCTATTTGACTCCATCTATATTGGATCATTTAGAAGCTGAAGCTAGGTCATTAAACTTTTTGCCGAAACTAAACACTTTGGATGTATAAATACATTTGTACAAATATTAATGTACAAATATCATACACAGTGTTATAATACTTAAACCATATATTGTTAATACGAAGGAATTAATTTATGTCATTTGCAAATCTAAAGTCTAAATCTCTAGACATTTCTAAGTTGGTCAATGCAGCTCAAGAAGCTGCTGGTACCCAACAAAAAACCAATTCATACGACGATGCCCGAGTCTGGAAACCGACTGTTGACGAATCAGGTAATGGTTATGCCGTTATTCGTTTCTTGCCAGCATGTGAAGGTCAAGACTTGCCATGGGTACGTTATTGGGATCATGGGTTTAAAGGCCCAACTGGTAAGTGGTATATCGAAAAATCACTTACAACTATTGGACAGAACGATCCAGTAGGTGAACTAAATTCACGTTTGTGGAATAGCGGCATCGAAGAAGATAAAGAAACTGCACGTCGTCAAAAGCGTCGTTTGCATTATGTTTCTAACGTCTTAGTACTAAGTGATCCGGCTAATCCAGCAAACAACGGTAAAGTGTTTATGTACACTTTCGGCAAAAAGATCTTTGATAAAATTATGGATCTTATGCAACCTGAGTTTCCAGGTGAAGAACCGGTTAATCCTTTCGATTTTTGGCGTGGTGCAGATTTCCAGCTGAAGATTCGTAATGTTGCTGGTTACCGTAACTATGATAAATCTGAGTTTAAAGCTCCGACTCCACTATTCTCTGCTGAAGAGTCTAAGTTGGAATCAGTATATAACTCTATGCATCCTGTAGGCGAGTATGCAGATCCAAGCACATTTAAATCTTATGACGAGCTTAAGCAGAAGTTAGAGATGGTTCTAGGCGTTGCTACCGGTGTCGGTTCAACTATTAAAAATGAATCATTGACTATGACCGCTGAACATGCGCCGCTTCGTTCAGCATCTGAGCCTACTATTGTAGCAGCCCAGACTACCTATGCTCCTCCTGTTGCTTCTGAAGCAGACGAAGATGACACCTTGTCATATTTTGCTAAAATGGCAGCGGAAGATTAAACCGAACCCAGTCAAGTGCG